GCCAGTATTTCGATGGAGTAATCCTAGACGAGATTGGTGACCAGAATCCTAAGATTTGGACAGACATAGTAAGACCTGCACTAGCTGACAGGAAAGGCTGGTGCTTGTTCATTGGTACGCCAAAGGGACACAACCACTTCAAAGAGTTGCGAGACAGGGCTGCAAATGAGGATGGATGGGGTTTGTTAGAGTTCAAAGCCTCAGAGACAGGGGTGGTAGATGATGTAGAACTGAAGGCTGCTAAAAATGAGATGGGTGAGGATAAATACCGCCAAGAGTTCGAGTGTAGCTTTGACGCTGCTGTAGAAGGTTCTTACTACGGAACTATCCTCAATGAACTGGAAGACAAGAAGCATATGCAAGAGATTCCCAGAGAGGAAATCAGCAGAACATTTACTGCTTGGGACTTGGGAATGGGTGACTCTACATCTATCTGGGTGGCTCAATTAGTGGGTACTGAGGTGCGCCTAATCGACTACTACGAGAATCACGGAGTAGGTTTAGACCACTATGTGAAGTGGATTAAGGACAACGACTATCTCAAAGCAGAGCATATTCTGCCCCATGACGTTAGGGTCAGGGAACTTGGGACAGGTAAGAGCAGACTAGAAATGCTTGAAGAAGCTGGACTAGAAGTCAAGATTGCACCCAGAATGGGGCTAGACGATGGCATCCAAGCGGTAAGAAGGTTGCTGCCAAGGTGCTGGTTTAATGTTCCTAAAGTGCAAACAGGACTGAACTGCCTGAGAAACTACCGCAGAGACTACGATGAGAAGCGTAAGATATTCTATGAAAGACCACTACACGATTGGTCAAGTCATGGCTCTGATTCTTTCCGTTACCTAGCCCTTGGATTGGATGAAGGACATTCAACGTGGTCTAAGCCGATTAACCAAACTCCGAAATGGATTGTCTGATGTATGTAACTATGCAGGGTGTAAATTTATCACCTAAAGTAAAAGAACTTGAAAAACGTCTCGAAATGCTTGAAAATATGGTAAAAGAGTTACAATTGGATAAACCCCGAATGGGTCGCCCTCCAAAGGACAAGCATGGTACAGAACGAGTTAATGTCGATAATCCAATCAGAGATTGATGATGCAATTGGATTTATTGAAAGCGAAACTGTTGAACAGCGCAAACAGGCTCTGGAGGCTTATCTACGACAGCCATATGGTAATGAAGTTGAGGGTAAGTCTCAAATCGTTACTGGAGAAGTGGCAGAAGCGATAGATGGTGCGCTACCTAGCTTAATCCGCATCTTTACAGGCTCAGATGATATTGTAGTTTTTGAGCCTCAAGGCCCGAAAGACGAAGCATCCGCAAAACAAGCGACACAGTATTGCAACTGGGTTTTTAGCCGTGATAACGCTGGTGTGGCCATTCTGCATGATTGGTTTAAAGATGCCTTGATGCAGAAGAACGGCATTGTTAAGGCTTATTGGGAAAACAAAGAAGACATTACTAAAGAGCGTTACTTTGACTTGTCTGATGACGAGTTAGCAATGCTGATGAGTGATGAGACTATGGAGATTGTCGAGCAAGATACGACAGAACTTCCTATTATTGACCCAATGGGACAGCCAGTTGTTGACCCTATGGGTATGCCTGTGATGAGTGCTACTCATAACGTAGTTGTCCAACAAAAGAAAAAGTCAGGCAAAGTAACGATTGAGAACGTACCCCCAGAGGAGTTCTTGATTAGCAAGAAGGCTAGGACTATTGCTGACTCACCTTTCGTAGCCCACAGGCAGATGTTGACTCGTAGTGACTTGGTTGCTATGGGTTTCAATAAGAAACAGGTAGAAAGTTTGCAGATGGGTGATGCTTTGGCATACACACCAGAACGTGTGGCTCGTTACGCAGCAGGTGAGCAACCTTACCAAACGCAGACTGATGACCCCTCAATGCAAGAGATTGAAGTCTTTGAGTGTTATGTCAAAACTGATATGAATGGAAAGGGCATTGCTGCTCTAACCCAAGTCTTCTACGCTTCAAACGAGATTCTTCAAGATGAAGATGGTAAGGAAATGGTTGAGGAAGTTGACTATGTTCCTTTCCACTCAATCTGTCCTATCCCTATCCCCCACAAGTTCTTTGGTAACTCGTTGGCAGATAGGACAACAGACTTACAACTGATTAAGACCACTATCACTCGTCAGATGTTGGATAACTTATATCTGACAAACAATGCACGAGTGGTTGCTGTTGAGGGTCAAGTAAACCTTGACGATTTGCTTACATCTACAGCAGGTGGTGTTATCAGGGCTAAGTCACAGGGTGCTGTTCAACAGTTGGTTGTTCAGAACGTAGCGCAAGCTGCTTTCCCAATGCTTCAGTATCTGGATACAGTACAGTCTAAGCGTACTGGTGTTAGCGATGCTTCACAAGGGCTAGACCCTGCTATCTTGCAGAATGTGACTGCTGCTGCGGTAGCTTCTATGCAACAAGCTGGCGCAGGTAAGATTGAACTGATGGCTCGAATCTTTGCTGAGACAGGCGTTAAGTCTTTGTTCCAAGGCATCTTGCATTTACTCTGTAAGTACCAAGACAAAGCACGAATGGTTCGCATGCGTGGTGAGTTTGTAGAGTTTGACCCTAGAACATGGGCTAACCAATACGATGTGTCTATCAATGTAGGTTTGGGTGCAGGAAATCGACAAGAGCAGATGGCTATGTTGTCGATGGTTCTTGCTAAACAAGAGCAGTTGATTGCTCAGTACGGCCCTGCCAATCCTTACGTTTCCCCTGCTCAATATCGTGGCACATTGGGGCGCATGGTTGAGATTGCAGGGTTTAAGGATTCTGCTGAGTTCTACAAAGCGATTACGCCAGAGCAAGACCAAGCATTGAGCAATCCTCCTCCACAACAACAACAAATGCCTCCAGAAGTTCAAGCAATTATGGCTAGGACACAGGCTGAGATACAGTCTAACCAAGCTAAAGCACAAGCTGACATTCAGTTAAAACAACAACAGATGCAGATTGATACAGAGATGGCGCAACAGAAGGCTGCCCTTGAAATGCAGTTAATGCGTGAGAAGGAAGTTGCTAAGTTGCAATTAGAGCGTGAAAAACAACAGGCTTACTTTGCCATGAAGCAACAAGAGTTTGAAGCAGAAGCACAATTAAAAGCAATGAAGATTGGTGCTGGCATTACATCTAACGTAGAGATTAGGGGTTAAGCATGGCAGTTACAGTAAACACACCTGACTACGAGCAAATAGTGCGTAATGCCTATGGCTCTATTGGTCGCACAGGTATTGGTAGTGGAGTATCCAACATTGACCAAGCAGGTTTGGATTACTGGATTAACACGTTAAAGACAGGGGCTTCAACTCCAGAAGCGTTTAACAGAAACTTTCAAACTGCTGTTGCGGATTACATAACAACCAATCCAAATGACGAGTACAGTCAGTATGTTAAAAATTATTTAGGTGTACCAGATACAACCGCTACAACACCAACTACTGTAGCTACAAGTACTCCAATTACTGCTCCTATCAATCCTACAGTTAAGCTGTATCAAGATACATTAGGCAGAACACCATCTCAAGAAGAAATTGATAGTTGGAATTTTGGTTCTACTATTGATGCAGGGGAACTTAATAGTTTTCTTGGTGCTGCACGAAATGAAGCTGTTGATACCAAGCCTACAACAGGTGCAGTAGCTAACATAGCTAAACAGATTTTGGCTCAAGGGACTACAGATAAATGGAGTGGTCAAGGGTTTGGTTCTGCTGAAAAGAACGCTTATGACATGGCTGTAATGTTGGCTGGTCAGGGCATTACTGACATTAACCAATTTGGTAAAGCTATAAGAGAAGTCCCAACTTATGATGAAAACGGAAATCAAACTGGAACTCAAGCGGTAACTCAGTTTGTTAATAAAGCAACTGGTGAGCCTATAAATTCATACTATGACAAAGCAGGTGGCAATGTTTGGGGAGGAACTTTTGCTGGAAAAGGCTCTACTTCTTATGGTGTTCAGTTTGATGATGCTGGTAAACCTATTTTTTATACCCAATATGGTGGCTCATCTAACGATTTATTTAATTTACTTGCTGAAAATCCAGTTTTAAATCTTGGTGCAAATGTTGTTGCTGGAGTTTTTGGTGGGCCATTGGCTGTTGGTGCGTTACAAGCTGCACAAGGTAAAGATTTTAATGATGTTGCAAAAGCTACACTTTTATCATATCTTGGTCAGCAAGCAGGTCAGTATTTTGGTGCTAATGCGCCAATTGATGCATCTAACATGAATCCAGCGCAATTTAGTGATGCGCTTGAAACTCAACTTATAACAGAGATGCAACGCTCTGGATTAACTAATGCACAGATTACTCAGTTTTTAGAAAATGCAAGTCCAGCAGACATTGCCTCTATTACTAGCGCATTACCAGTAACGGGTGCATCTGATACTTTACTTGTTGAAGCAGCAAAAGCACCAATTACTGCTGATGCTTTAATTAACACTCTGTCGCAAGTTCCAACTGTTGTTACAACTGCAACTAGACCACCAGAACAAGTATCTCCAGATGTAATCAATGCTGTTAATTCTTTAATATCTGGTGGCAATGTTGCGCCTCAAACTGTTGAAATTAAAGATACAAGACCTACGCAAACTGATAATTCAGCAACTATCCCTGTTATTACATCTCCAACTACAACTTCTCCTCCAACAATAACAACACCTACAGGCACAGTCCCAACCACTAAAGATACATCATTAACTCCATCTGATGTTATTAAGATTCTTGGAATTGGAACTACTATTGCAGGAATTAACGCTGCTACTGGCGGTGGTGGTACTTCTGGTGGGGTTCAATATCCAATTGTTGATGTTCCTGCTAATTGGGCTACTCCTCCAAAGACAGGCGTTGCACCTGCTACTGTATTGCCTCCAATTAACTTTGGCGATAGAAACCTACTAATTGGTACTCAATGGGAAAAGTTCCTAGACCCTAACTATGGTCAAGTACCAGAGCCTATCCAGTATTCACAGCCATCTAGCTTGAGTTACAACGATTTGATGGGCATCTTGGGTAGCAAACAAGGTTACCCTGCTAAATCTAGCTTGAGTATTAACGACATTATTTCTGGAATACAAAATCAGTATGGACAAGCACCTAGTAGCGCAATGGGCTAAAAACCTATTAAATGATGACTTTTTCAAAGAAGTCATAGATAATTTGAAAAAAGAGCAGATTAGTGTAATAATTAACACAAGTGCAGAAGAATGTGATAAGCGTGAAGACGCTTACAGGCACATTAAAACTATTGAACTACTTACAGGACACCTAGAAGGCTTGGCCTCGGAAACTGTGATTAGAGAGAAGAAGTGGAAGATTCTGTAGCCTTTAGGCTACACCTCCGTCCAGAAGGTTTCTGGCGATTATTGAGATGACAAATGGAAAACACCAACCCTAATGGGAGTGAAAGCCTAGATGTAAACCAAGCCGCTTCAGCGTTTGAAGGCATGATGGGTGATTCTGAGGAAGCTGACAACAGCCAAGCCGAAGGTCAACCAGAGTACCAACAAGAGACTGACGAAGTTGAGTATTCTGAGGAGGAATCCGAGGAACAGCCCAAGCAGAGATATAAAGTCAAAGCATCTGGTGAGGAAGTCGAAGTAGAACTAGACGAACTTATCAAGGGTTATCAACAAGGTACGGACTACACTAAAAAGTCTCAGGCTCTAGCTGAACAACGTAAGGCAATTGAAGCTGAACGTGGTCATTTAGAGCAGGTTAAACAAGAGCGACAGGCATATGCCCAGAAGTTGCAAGCGTTGGATAGCTTCCTTACGCAGCAAAATCGGGGTGTGGACTTAGATGTTCTAAAGGAAACAGACCCTATCGGTTATGCGGTAGCGGTAGCTGAACAGAGTCAGCGTGAGAAACAGTTAGCAGTAGTCAGGAATGAACAGCAACGCATTGCCCAACAGCAACAAGCCGAGCAACAAACCCAACTGCAAAACCATCTCCGTCAAGAATCTGAGAAGCTAGTTAGTCTTATTCCTGAGTTAGCTACGCCACAGGGTGATGCGGTTCGGAAACAAATCCGTGACTATGCGAAGTCTGTAGGGTGGTCTGACCAAGAACTCAGTTCCGTATATGACAGTCGTGCTGTGCATACGTTGTATAAAGCAATGAAGTATGAGCAACTTCAAAAGAGCAAACCAGAGTTGAATAAAAAACTCCAGTCTGCCCCTAAGATGATGCGCTCTGGTTCTTCTGCGCCAGTTACAAGGAATTCACAGGATAAACAGGTTATGCAAAGGTTGCGTGAGACAGGAAAAGTCGCAGACGCAGCTAAAGCATTTGAACGATTCTTTTAAATTTTGGAGTATTAAATTATGGCTACCTATCAAACATATACCGCAATCGGTATGCGTGAAGACCTCTCTGACGTTATCTATAACATCAGCCCTACAGACACACCTTTTATGTCTTCCATTGGCAAGACAAAGGCTACTGCTGTGTATCACGAGTGGCAGACTGACAGCTTGGCTGCTGCTTCTTTGTCAAACTACGCAGTTGAGGGTGCAACAGCATCTGACGCTACTATGTCTCCAACAACTCGTGTTGGTAACCGCACTCAGATTGCACAGAAAACTATCAAGATTTCTGGCACTTTGCAGTCAGTTGACAAAGCTGGTCGTAAGTCTGAAAAGGCTTATCAGTTGGCTAAAGCCTCTGCTGAAATCAAGCGTGATATGGAAACATCTTTGTTGAGCAACCAAGTTGCTACCAATGGTGATTCTTCTACTGCTCGTAAATTGGGTGGTCTGCAAGCATGGTTGAACAGCAACTATGATGGCGGTACTTCTGGTGTTGCTGGTGACTTGGGTACTACTGCTCGTACCAACGGCACAAACCGCACCTTCACAGAAGACATCTTGAAAGTTGTTGTTAAAGAAGTGTACGCTTCTGGTGGCAATCCTAAAGTGTTGATGGTCAACCCTGCTCACAAGCAAGTTGCATCTACATTTGCTGGTATCGCTGCACAGCGTTTCATGGCCCCTGCCAATACCCCCAGCACTATCATTTCATCGGCTGACCTCTATATGAGCGACTTCGGAACGATTTCTATAGTACCGAATAGATTTATGACTTCTACCAACTCATGCGATGAGACAGCGTTTATCGTTGACCCTGACATGGCTGCTGTAGCTTACCTGCGTCCCTTCCAGACCAACGAGTTGGCTGTGACTGGTGACAACGAGTCTACACAGTTGTTGGCTGAGTACACCTTGGAAGTTAAAAACCAAGCTGCTCACGGCATCATTGCTGACTTGACACCTTAATCTAAGGTGACCTAAAAAATGCCTCAGACTAACCCTCTGGGGCATTTTCTTTTCTAGCCAAACTGATAGAATTGCGCTATGACAAATCCTATTATTCCTCGCAAAACTGTTGTTCATGCTGATGGTGATGGTGGAATCATCATTGAAACTCGTGAAGACATTTCAGCTATTCTTGAGCAAAATAAAAAAGAGTACAACTCTTTTGATGAAAAAGCAAAATGGTCTGATGATTTACTTGGTAACAAAATAGCATCTATACCTTTTACAGTTATTGATGAACTCAATAAACAAGGTATCATGCGTGGTTTTTCTATCGTTGACCAAAAGCGTATGAAGACGTGGTTAAATGAACGAGATAACAGAGTTTTTAGAACTCGAACAGGAGTTGTATGAGTTTTACTACCTATGCTGAACTACAGACAACTATTGCAGAATATTTGGCTCGTTCAGACCTAACGACTCAGATTCCAGACTTTATCCGTTTGGCAGAAGTACGCTTACGCAGAGACTTGCGTATTCGTCAGATGTTGACTTCTACATCTTTGACCTGCACATCTGGGACTGCTACAGTTAATATCCCATCTGACTTCTTGGAAGTAAAAGATTTTGTGGTTGCAGGTAATCCTGTATTTCCATTGAACTATGAATCTCCGTCTTTGTTCTCTCGTAACTCACGAAGCATGGACGCAGGTAAGCCATTGGATTACACAGTCTTGGCAAGCACATTTAAGTTAGCACCTATTCCTGATTTTGCTTACACATTGAGTTTGGTTTATTCTGCTGCGCCTCCTTTCTTGAGTACATCGAATACAAGTAATACATTCTTGACTGTTTGTCCTGACTTGCTCTTGTATGGTGCTTTGATTGAAGCCGAGCCTTACTTGATGAACGATGCTCGAATCAATACATGGGGAACTATGTTTGACAGGGCTATGGGTTCGTTGACTCGTTCTGATGAGAAGGGTCAATTCTCTGGCGTTCCTTTGGCAATGCAAACTACATACATCTAATATGGCTACACAAAGAATTCAACTAGGTGAGTGGATGCCTGACCAGTCAGGTATTACTGGTGCATTGACTAACGCTAAGAACGTGGTTTCTCAAGCTGTGGGATATGGGCCTTTCCCTAGTGCTGTAGCGTTCTCTGGTACTGCTGCCGAGGACTTAGTTTCTTTGTACGCTGCCAAGAATCCAGACTCTACGACTCAGTTGTTTACTTCTGGTGCATCTAAGATTTATACAGTAGATGGCGTAGGCGCATTGACTCAAGTTAAGACAGGGATGACTACTGGTATTAACGACAAGGTTCGTTTTACTCAGTTTGGTAAGACTGTTATCACAACTAACAATGCTGATGTATTACAAGCATGGACTTTAGGAACTTCTACAGCATTTGCTAATTTAAGTGCTTCTGCGCCTATTGCTAAGTTCATTACTGTTGTGCGTGACTTTGTGGTTTGCGCTAATACCTATGAATCTTCTGCACAACAACAATATCGTGTTCGTTGGTCAGCTATCAATAATGAGACTGATTGGGTAGAGAATGTAAACACTCAGTCTGACTATCAAGATATTCCTGATGGTGGACAGATTGTAGGAATCCGTGGTGGTGAGTTTGGCTTGGTGTTCTTAGAAAGAGCCATTAGCCGAATGACCTATGTAGGTACTCCGTTCATATTCCAGTTTGACAACATCTCTCGTAACAAGGGATGTATGGTTGCAGGGTCTATTGCACAGTACCAAGGGATTACATTCTTCCTATCGGATGATGGATTCTATCTGTGTGATGGTCAGACTGTTCAGCCAATTGGTAGTGAGAAGGTTGACCGATTCTTTATTGATGACGCATCAGAATCTGACTATGGTTCTATGTCTGCTGCTGTTGACCCTATTCGCAAACTGGTTATTTGGAACTATGTAGCTACAGACGGAAATCGTAAACTAATCATTTACAACTTTGCTACAAAGAGATGGACTTATGCAGATGCAGGTACTGATTACTTGTCTGAGGCATCTACGACTGCTGTAACTTTAGAGCAGTTAGATAGCATTAACGCATCTATTGACGCATTGACAACAAGTTTAGACTCACGTTTGTATGTGGGTGGTAAGTATTTCCTTGGTGGTACGCTAGGTGCAAAGGTTTATACCTACACAGGTGCAAGTCTTACAGGAAACATTGCTACTGGCGACATTGACCTTGGTGGACAGTCTGTAGTTACTTTGGCTAGACCACAGGTAGACAATGGCTCTGCAACGATTGCAGTAGCTTCTCGTACATTGTTAAGCCAAGACGTTACCTTTGGGACTCCAGTAGCTGCTGACTCAGAGAACAGGGTTTCTTTGCGTAGCGCAGGGCGTTACCATCGTATTCAAGTTGTTCCTACTGGCGCAGATTGGAAGAACGCTGTTGCTGTAGATGTGGATGTGACAGGTCAGGGAGTGCGCTGATGTTTAGAAGCCTACCTGCGTTTGGTGGTGACCAGAGGGCTGTGGCTGAAGTTGTCCGTGGAATCATGGACGGAAAGACCAATAACACAGGGACTTTGACTCTGGCAACTGGTGGTGCTACCACTACCACTTTGACAGACAGGAGGATAGGCCCAGACAGCGTTATCTTGTTTGCGCCAGCGTCTGCTGCCGCCAATGCGGACTATATGCCTTATGGGGCTTTTCAGAGCCTTGTTGACCAAACTCTTGCTGCAGCAAATACTGCCTATGCAATGACGATGGACACTACGGACTTTTCCAATGGCATAACTTTATCCAATAGTTCTAGGATGAATGTCAAAAACACAGGCATTTATAATTTTCAATGGTCTGGTCAGTTTGAGAATACCGACTCGCAAGACCATGATGTAAGGGTTTGGATAAAAATCAACGGAACGAACCTTACTGGCTCAACAGGATTCTTTGCTGTACCTAGTAAACATGGTTCGGTTGATGGTCGTGGTTTGGTTGGTTGGAACTATTATTTAAGCCTAAATGCCAATGATTACATTGAACTTTGGTGGGAAGCAGATAGTGCATTAGTAAGTCTTCAAGCCTATGTTGCTGGTACAAATTACCCATCTACAGCGTCTTTGATTACTACAATGAACTACATCTCTCCATCAGCATTGACAAACATTTACGCTAGTTCCCAAGGACAGGGTACGGCTACGATAACCCACTTTGCAAATTCGACTGCCAATAAGACATATAGGTATGCAATTATTGGTTAATTTTAATAATTTATGTATAATGGATTCCGTGGATGACCCATCTTGGAATCCGAAACTCTAGGAGTAAAAGATGGCTACCACTACCACATCGTCAATTGACCCAACAATTCAGCCCTACCTTTCGTATGGCTTACAGCAAGCACAGCAAGCCTATCAGGGCGGTGGGCCTCAGTACTATGGTGGTCAGACTTATGTAAGCCCTAGCACTACCACTCAAACTGGTCTACAGGCTTTAGAGGCTCGTGCTTCTTTGGGTAATCCCTTACTTCAATCTGCTCAGAATCAGCTACAAAACACAGTTTCTGGTGGTTTTCTAGGTGGAAACCCTTTCTTTCAAGGTGCATTTCAACCTGCTGCCAAGGCTGCTGAGACTCAGTTTCAAACAACTTTAGGTGACATTGCATCTAAGTCTAGCCTAGCAGGGCGTTATGGCTCTGGTGCTATGGGTTCTTTGCAAGACAGGGCAACTGGTCAGTTTGGTCAACAATTGGCTAATACTGCTGGTCAACTGGCTTATCAGAACTACGCTGATGAGAGAGCAAGACAGCAAGCTGCTACGATGGCTGCCCCTGCAATGGCTGGTGCTGACTACCAAGACATTCAGCAAATGTTGCAAGCAGGTCAGTTGCGTGAGGGCTACCAAGGTCAGCAATTGCAATCCGACATTGCTAAGTTTAACTTCTTGCAAAACCAGCCACAACAGAACTTACAGAACTATCTATCTTTGGTCTATGGAAACCCATTAGGACGAGTTGGTCAGTCTACAGCTAGTGGCGCAGCAGATACATCATCATTGCAAAACCTATTAGGTATTGCTGCTGTTGGTGGTGGTTTATATAAGAATCTAGGCTCTCCTAACATTGGAAGTTGGTTATCTAATTGGGGTTCTACTCCTAGCAACTTTGTTGACGTTGGTGGATTAGGTGCTGCATCTAATGCTACTTTGGCACAATTAGGAATCTAATTATGGCTGGACTATTAGACATTTTCGGTACAGGCGGTGCAGACACAATGGGTCTGTTGGGTATGTCACAAGCTGACATTGCTCGTAATCGTGACGATGCACAAGCACAAGCCTTGTATGCCCTAGCAGGGCGTTTATTCCAAGGTGGCAATACTGGTCAGTCTATTGCTGAAGGATTGCAAGCTGGTCAAAAGGCTTACAAAGGTGGTATGCAAGAAACATTGCAAAGCCAGTTACAGAATGTCCAGTTGGCTGACATGATTCGTAAGCGTAAGTTAGAACAACAACAACTAGCTGAACAACAACGAATTCAAGGTGTTATCCAAGGTGCTGTAACCAAGCCTCAAGAAATTTATGGTGAGGACATTATGGGTCAGCGAGTAGGCGAAGGCATGACTGCTGGTGGCTTTGATTTGCAAAAAGCAATTCCTCAATTGATGGGTTCTGCTGAAGGTCGCAAAGCACTAAATGAGTTGGTTGCATCTCAGAAAGCAATGCAACCAGAGTACAAAGAAGTTAATGGTGCGCTTTATGAGATTTCTGCTGGTATGCCTCCAAGATTGGTTGCTGGTTCAAAAAAGCGTGATACTGTAACAGTTGGAAATGTTGTTCTTGATAAAGACGATATGCGTGTTCTTTATACCGCACCTGATGCACCTGCTGGCTCAATTAAAGAGTTCCAAGATTTTATGAAGTTGCCTAAAGACCAACAGGCAGCATATATTCAATTGCAAGAACAGAAGCGTCCTGTTACAAACGTCAATATGTCAACAGAGGGTGAGCGTAAAGCTAGTTTGTTCCAAGAGCAAATGAAGGGTGCGTCTGATACGATTGCATCGCTTGGCCCTGTTGACATGGCAAACAGAACAAATCAGGCTCAATTTATCGGTGCTGGTGGCATGGGTAATATTGCTATCGACCCTAAGATTCAACAATACAAGCAAGCAGCAAACCAATGGTCTGAATCTTACTTGCGTGTTAAAACTGGTGCTGCTGCAACACTTCCTGAAGTTGAACTTAATAACAAAACATTCTTCCCTGTGTTTGGAGATGATGCGGCTACTGTAAAACTTAAAGAGCGCATGAGAAAGAAAGCTGAACAAGATTTGGGAATTATGGCTGGTCGTGCCGAAGTTAAAGATTCTAAAACAACACCCAAAACTCCTGAAGCACCATTAAATTTCGAATTGCCTAGTGATTTTTCATCTCAACTTGCTGCTGAAATTGCAAGACGCAAAAAAGAGACTAGTAAATAATGGACTTAACTAAATTATCAGATAGTGATTTGATGGCACTACAGTCAGGTGACTTGACTAAAGTCTCTGATGCTGGTTTAGCTATTCTTAATCAAAGTCAACCAAAATCCCCAACACTCAAAGAATCATTTGAGCGTGGTGCTGGTCTAACTTATCGTGCTGTTGCCCCTACATTAGCTGGCGCACAGATTGGCTCGTATGGTGGCCCATTAGGTGCGCTTGTTGGCTCAATGGCTGTTCCTGCTGCTGATGCTGTCAATGCGTTATTAAATGTAATTGCTTCACCATTTACTGATAAGAGATTGATTCCTGCATCTCAAGCTATTCAAAACTTGATGACGCAAGCTGGAGTTCCTGCTGCGCCAGAAACGCAAACACCAACTGAGCGAGTTGTTGGTGGTGGATTAGAAGCAATGACAGGTGTGGCTAGGACTATTCCTGCTTTGATTAAAGCATCTACAACTGCTGCATCTCCTGTGACTCGTGGAGTTACAGAGCAACTTGCTGTAGCCCCTAAGACACAAGCGATTGTGACTCCTACGGCTGTTATGTCTGGTCAAACAGTTACAGAGGCTACTGGTAATCCTTTATATGGCGCAGCTACCACATTGGCAACAGGTACTGCTGGTAGCGTTAAGCGTTCTCAAAAAGAGCAAGCATTGTCTTCTCAGGCATTAGACAGAATTGCCACAGACAGATATGACCAATTAAAAAAATCTGGTGTTCAATTAAAATCTGATGAGTTTGTTGACTCAATGGATAAGATTGCAAAAGGTCTTAGAGAAGAAGGTTATGCACCTGAAATTTTCCCCAAAGTAGCTGGCGCAATTAACCAACTTACATCTACTGCCCAACCTAAAGATTGGACTGAACTTCAGGCTTTGCGTAAGATGATTCGTGCTGGTCAAAAGAGTATTGAGCCAGAGGAAAAACGAATGGCATCTATTCTTTTAGATGAATACGATAACTACTTAATGACTGTTCCTAAAGAATCAATTATTTCTGGGGATATGAAAAACGCAACCCAGTTATGGTCTGAGGCTCGTAATGCTTATTCAAAAATGAAAAAGTCTGAAGTATTTGAGGATATGCTTAATGAAGCAAAGCTAGACAGAAGCAAATTTACTCAGTCTGGTGAAGAAAACTCACTTGCTAAACAATTGCGTCAACTTGCTAAGAATGACAAGAAAATGCGTTTGTTTACTAAGACTGAACAGGACGCTATTGAGAAAGCTGCCAAAGGCGACAATGTTCAGAATATGTTGAAATTCTTTGGACGCTTTGCACCAACTGGCCCTGTGAGTGGATTGTTTACTGGTGGTGCAACTATGTATGCGCCAGCAGTCGGTATTCCTATGGCATTGGGTGCAGCAGGTTCTCGCGTAGCTGCTACAAATATGCGTAGAGGTAGCGTAGAGGACTTGACTAACATTATGCGTACTGGTGGTATCCCGCAAACAATTGGTGGGCCATTTAGGGCTGTTACACCAACAACAGCTAGAGGTCTATTGTCTATGGAAGACTTAGACGAAGAACAGCGCAATCTTTTGGGTATCCAATAAGGACTAACATGGCAAAGACCAAGATTTCAGAATACAGCAGTACCGCTAATAACAATACTGACATTAACAGTATTAACTTAGCGGAGGGTATGGCCCCATCTTTGGTCAACAATGCTATTCGTACATTGATGGCTCAGTTGAAGAACTTTCAAGATGGTTCTGCTGGTGACAATGTAACTGTAGGTGGTAACTTATCGGTTACTGGTACATCTACTCTGACAGGCACTTTAACGGCTACTGCTGGTCTGTCAGGCCCACTCACATCATCGTCTGCCACTATTACTGGTGGAACTATCAATGGTGCTGTAATCGGTGGCTCATCTGCCCAAGCTATCACAGGAACAACAGTAACTGCCTCCACAGGCTTTGTAGGTGGTTTGACAGGTAACGTAACTGGTAACACCACAGGAACACACACAGGTGCTGTAACAGGCAATGTAACTGGTAACCTGACAGGCAATGTCTCTGGTAACGTCACAACGGCTACAGGAACTTCTACATTCAATAATGTCACGATTGATGGCACATTGGATATGTCCTCTGGAACAGTAGGAACAATCACAGGATTGGCTACACCAGTTAACGCATCTGATGCAGCGACTAAGGGTTATGTAGATACTGCTGACGCTTTGAAGCTGAATCTTTCTGGTGGCACTATGTCTGGTGCTATCGCTATGGGTACAAACAAGATTACAGGTCTTGGTACTCCTACGGCTGATGCTGATGCAGTAACCAAGTCTTATGTAGACGCTATTGCTCAAGGTATTGATGCCAAAGCCTCTGTGGTTGCTGCTTCTACTGCAAACCTTACGTTATCTGGCGCACAGACCATTGATGGTATATCTGTTATTGCAGGTGACCGAGTATTGGTTAAAGACCAGACTACTGCTTCTAATAATGGTATCTACTTATGTGCATCTGGTTCATGGACTAGAACGACAGACGCTGATACATACGCTGAATTGGTAGCTGCTTACACCTTTGTTGAAGGCGGTACAGTAAACGCTAATAATGGATTTATCTGTACTATCCCAACAAGCGGTACTTTAGGTAGTACATCAATTACGTTTGCTCAGTTCTCAGGTGCAGGGCAAGTGGTTGCTGGTACTGGCATGAGCAAGACAGGTAACACGCTTAACGTGAATACTGCATCAAGCGCACGAATTGTTGTAGGGGCAGATGAGATTGATTTGGCTACAACTGGCGTTACTGCTAGTACATATAAGTCTGTAACTGTTGACACATTTGGACGTATCACAGCAGGTACGAATCCCACTACCATCTCTGGTTTCGGTATCACAGATGCTTACACAAAGACTGAAGTTGATACTTCTCTGAGTGGTAAGTTATCTACTACTGGTGGCACGATGAGTGGTGCTTTAGCTATGGGTACGTCTAAGATTACTGGATTGGGTGACCCTACCAATAACCAAGACGCTGCCACTAAGACTTATGTTGATGGCATCTTAGGTAGTGCAACATCTGCTGCGACAAGTGCTGCTGCTGCTGCGACTTCTGCTTCTAATGCTTCTACGAGTGCCTCAAATGCCTCTACAAGCGCAGGAAACGCATCCACAAGCGCAACAAACGCTGCTGCTAGTGCTACCGATGCGGCTAACACTTACGATGCCTTTGATGACCGATATTTAGGTTCTAAGAGTTCTGCCCCATCTGTAGACAATGATGGAAACGCTTTGCTCACAGGTGCTTTGTACTGGAATACATCGACTAACAATCTATTTGTGTGGACAGGTTCTACATGGGCTAACGCAGCGTTCACAGCAGGTTCTTTTGCTACCTTAACAGGCGTTGAAACCCTTACTAACAAGACCATTACCTTTGCTGATAACACTCTAACCAATGTTGCAAGCATTAACACAGCACAGACCTTTACAGGAACTAAGACCTTTACAGGTACATCATCAGCAACTGCCATTGTACTAAACGATGCAGCAGAGGTAGCAACAGTATCAGCAACAGCGGCTACTGGAACGATTAACTACGACATAACCACTCAGTCAGTCTTGTATTACACAAGTAATGCAAGTGCTAACTGGACAGTTAACTTCAGAGCCTCTAGCGGTACTTCACTAGACACTCTGATGAGTACAGGTCAATCAATGACTGTGGCTTTCTTGGTCACTCAAGGCTCTACTGCTTACTACAACTCTGCTGTTCAAGTGGATGGCACTACATCAGGTGTGACTACTAGATGGCTTGGTGGTGCTCCTACTGCGGGTAATGCTAGTGGAATAGACAGTTACAGATTTCTTTTAATCAAGACAGGTAGTGCGACTTTCACAGTCTTGGCAAGCAACACACAATTTAAGGCTTAATCGTATGCCATTACAAGCAACTTCTGGTGCAGCTTCTTATGATGCCTTTGGTGGCGGTGTTCCTGTTGTGCCTAACTACATTGAGGATGTGTTCTCTACTTACCTATACACGGGTAATGAAACTGCTAGAACTATTGTAAACGGCATAGATGTTTCTACTAAAGGTGGTTTGGTTTGGTGCAAAAGTCGTAACACTGTTAGTACATCTTGGCATAATCTTTTTGACACTGGACGAGGAAATAATCAGGCTCTGTATTCTAATAGTACAAGTGCAAGTACAGATTATGGGTCAGGTTCTTGGTCTCCAGCTACTACAGGATTTAATCTTGGTGATGCAATTTCTGCACCATCACTGCCCAATAGAATTGGTGATAATTATGTCTCATGGACATTCCGCAAGCAACCAAAGTTCTTTGATGTTCAAACCTATACTGGAAATGGTACAGGAAAAACTGTTAGCCATTCATTGGTATCCACTCCAGCCTTTGTAATAGTTAAAAGAACTGATAGCACTGGTGATTGGTACGTTTGGAATGTACCTGCTACAGGCACAATAAATTGGGGCAAACTTAATTCAACGGCTGCATTTGCGGCAGATTGGTATAATTATTTTGATGGCATAGGCCCAACTACTTTTACACCACTTGGTAGTGGCCCATTAAATACTAACGGGGCTACATATGTTGCTTATTTCTTCGCCCACAACGCAGGAGGCTTTGGCCTAACTGGTACAGACAATGTGATTTCGTGTGGGTCAATGTCTGTTACCGCTGGTGGTGATGCTACTGTTACGCTTGGATACGAACCACAATGGGTTCTTACGAAACGCATAGATGCCGCAGGTGGATGGGGTATGTTTGACAACATGCGTGGTTGGGCTTCTACTGGAACTGCATTGTTATTAGCAAATAGCAGTAGTGCAGAAAGTAATTATGGCGCTACACCAGTAGGAAACCCAACCGCAACAGGCTTTACTGTACAAAACTTTACCAGCACATCAGGCTCAACTTACATCTACATAGCCATTCGTAGAGGCCCAATGAAAGTACCTACTGATGCGACTAAGGTGTTTAATACTGTTTTATGGACAGGAAACTCAACCAACAATAGAGAAATAACTGGTGTTGGATTTAATCCTGATTTTGTAGAAGCTGGAACAAGAAGTAGTACAGTATCTGCTGGATTTTCTCGTGTCGTTGTTGATAGGCTAAGAGGCATAGACCCGTATCTTGAGACTTATAGAAACTACGCTGAAAGCTCAGGGTCTGACCTTGTAAGTTTTAATAATGATGGGATTACTGTTAACTACGCTTCTTCTGGAGCTTTAAACAACAATACCAATATCTACGGACATTTCTTCAGACGTGCCCCTAGCTTCTTTGATGAGGTTTGCTATACAGGGACGGGAGCAAATCAAACATTACCGCACAACTTAGGTGCAGTACCTGAGTTAATGATTACAAAAAACAGAAGTAATTCATCAAATTGGCGTGTTTATGATGCTTTTAATGGCCCAACAAAAAGAGGAACTTTAAACGCAGACACAGCTTGGGATGTGCAAAGCACCATGTGGAACGATACTGCGCCTACATCAACTGTGTTTACTGTAGGAACTTCTAATAGCGCATCTTCCCAAACCTACGTCATTTATTTGTTTGCTACAGCGGCTGGTGTAAGTAAAGTATTTTCATACACAGGCAATGGCTCATCACAGACAATTAACTGTGGCTTCACGGGTGGGGCGAGGTTTGTTTTAATTAAGCGTACAGATGATGTTGGTGATTGGTATGTATGGGATTCTGCTAGGGGTATCGTGTCAGGAAATGACCCACATCTTAGCCTCAATACAACAGCCGCTGAAGTGACTACTGATGACACGATTGACACAGACTCAACTGGCTTTGTAGTCAACCAAGTTTCAGCAACTAATGTGAACGTATCTTCTGCAACCTACATAGGGCTGGCAATAGCTTAAAGGACTTATATGCAAATCAGAACACAAACAGGCGCAGTCATGTACGAAAGTGAATTTCGTGCATACACAAAAGCCAATGGTGGCCCATCATGGGACATAACAACAACTGAAGTCTTAGAGGCTTTGGGTGCTGATGTAGTCTTTGAAGGCGCACAAGCAACAGGAGGTACTGTTTACCAATACTCTCAAGCCAATGGTGTTGAGCAAGTAGATGGTAAGTGGTACACAAAGTACATCCTTGGCCCTGTCTTCATTGACCAAGTGGTTGATGGTGTAACTACTACTGCTGCTGAACAAGAAGTGGCTTACAAGGCTTCTAAAGATGCTGAACAGGCTAAGAGTGTTCGTGCTTCTAGGGATGAGAAACTAAAAGACTGTGATTGGACACAAGTAGCAGACGCTCCTGTGGACAAAGCAGTATGGGCTACCTATCGTCAAGCCTTGCGTGATGTAACTACGCAGACAGGTTTCCCTTGGACTATTACATGGCCTGATGCGCCATGACTGATGTAAGCCATGAGCAAATCTATGAGCGTCTACTAGCTGTTGAAGCAAAGGTAGATGAGATAGATAAGAACACCAAAGACCTTGTAGAAGCTATTGACGCTGCCAAGGGTGCTGTAAAGGTTCTTAACTGGATAGCATCTATTGCTCAACCAGTTTTGTGGATTGGTGGGTTAGTCATTGCTGCTGGTGCTGTCTGGCAGACTTGGATTAAAAAATGAAAGATTGGGCTGTGGCTTTTACTACCGCAGTCTTGTTTTGTATTACTGTCATTTGGTGTGTCTACATTATTGTGTGGGCATGGTACTAGCGTTTTTGTTGGCTGTAACTATTGAGTACAGATGTGTTAAGTGGGTTTGGGTTGGCGATGTGTACAACCGAAAAGTCTACTGTATTGAATGGAAAAAGGTAGATAAGAAATGATAGACCCAATCACAGCACTAGCTGGCATACAGTCAGCAATCAGCATGGTCAAGAAGGCAGCTAATGTTGCCAATGACTTAGGCTCGCTTGCACCCATGATTGGTAAGCTATTTGACGCTAAGTCTGTAGCTACCAAGGCAATGCTTCAAGCCAAGCAGTCTGGCAAAGGCTCGAACATGGGTACGGCTCTCCAGATTGAGATGGCACTAGAGCAAGCCAGAGCGTTTGAAGAAGAACTGAAGATGCTCTTTATGCAGACAGGTAAGATTGATGTTTGGAACAAAATTAAGGCTCGTCAAGCAGAGATGGACTTGGCAGATGCCAAAGAAATAAGTGCATTAAAGAAAGCCGAGAAAGAAGCTAAACAGAAAGAGCAAGAACAACTAGAGATTGGCTTGGCAATAGGTGGAATCTTCTTTGTTCTGTTTCTAGTGTTTGTTGGCGTGAATGAGATGATGGATTTCTGTGCAACCACTCGTAGATGTGGCAGATGAATGAGTACCAAAAGACTTTTGATTTGTGCTTAAAAATCTTCGTTTACGGGGTAGTAGCACTTTATTTCTTGGGTTTTCTGAAGTTCCTACCTGATGACTTGTCAGACAGAATTGTCAATCTCTTACTTGGAAGGATTGGTTTAGGTAAATGAGATATTTATTGCTTCTTTTACTGCTAACTGGCTGTGAAGACAGGTATCGGTATAAATGCCAGAATCCTGATTACTT